GCAGTAGTTCCATTTGCACTATTATAAGCAGTTAATGCATAAGTTGCACTTGCTCCACCAATACCAACATTACTAGAGAATGTAGCTGCTCCTGTAGAGGCTAATGTTAAAGCCAATGCACCACCTGAATAAAAAGATAATTTATTATTTGCACCTGTATAAAAAAATCCTTCATTTGTTCCAAGCGCACCCATTTGTAATTTTAAATTACCATCAGTTCAAAATGATTGAAATAATCCATTATTTCCATAACTACTTGAGTATACATTAAAATTAGCTCCTGAACTTGTAGAACCTGCCGTTACACTACTTGAAAAACTAGCACTAGTCCCTCCCAAAGCACCTGTAAGTGTACCACCTGTTAATGGTAGATATCCACTTAATGCTGCAGTAGAAACTTTATTATTAAACGTAGTCCAATCAGTAGATGACAAATAACCATTTACAGATGTAGTTGCCACAGGAATAGAAATAGTATTTGTACTTCTTACTAAAGGAGAAGAAAATGTTAATACAGATTCTTTACCATTAAACGTACCCCAATCAGTAGAACTTAAATATCCATTTACTGAACTGGTTGCAGCAGGAATAGAAATAGCAGGTGTAGTACCTCCGCTTGATACTATTGGAGAAGTTCCTGTAACACTTGTTACATAAGTTCCTGCAGCTTGATATTGTGGTATATTTAATGTGTTAGAACTAAATGTTGCTGCACCACTTGTGCCTGTGGTAGTTAATGTTATTGTTGCTTGTTTAGTATTTATACGGTTAGATAAAGAACTTGTATCAGCCTTTCTTAAGTAAGGACTTAACATAGAAGCAGTATCACTAATATTTAATTTTAGATTGATTCGGTTACTTAAAGAAGTTGTATCACTACTTATTGCTTGTGTAGATAACACACCATTTAAATCTGCTACTACCATCCTAGTTCCTGTACCTGATAGATTATATACTTGAACATTACCACCTGCTTTTAATTTTATTACTGGAGCAACATTTGATTCATTAAAAGCCAAATCATTGTTATCAGAAGAAAAATCCCATAACTTATTAGATGAAGATGTATTTTGAAATATTAAACCGCCATTTGTATTGGTAGTATTCATTAAAATATTACCATTATAGCTACCTACTTGCAAAGCACCGAATGAACCTGCAGTTGCATTTATTGTTACTGCGTTTCCGTTGTCTTTAATATTACTGTTTCCGATCGTAGTTCCTGAAGTAAATTTAGGAACTGTGTTTGTAGTTCCGCTTAGTGCATCCGCTTTTGCATTGATACGATTTGATAAACTAGCAGTATCACTAGAATTTAATTTTGTATTTATACGATTAGATAAAGAAACTGTATCACTAGAACTTAATTTTAAATTTATTCTATTAGACAAAGAAGCAGTATCACTATAATTCATTTTACCATTAAATGTACTCCAATCAGCACTTGATAAAGCACCTCTTTTAGTTGAAGAAGCAGTAGGTAAATTAAATGTATGTGTATCTGTTAAGCTATTAATTGCAAAGTCATTGCCACTTGTTCCTGTTGCTAAGTATTGAGTATTTGCAGTTAATCCATTTAACGCACTAACTCCACCGGCAAAGTTTGTAATAATTTCACAAAGATGTGAATTTTCTGTGTGCATTGTAATTGTCCTACCGCCTGTACTATTAACAATGTAAACTCTTATTGCAAGTCTATCAGTAGCTAGTAAAGTTGTTTGAGGAATTGCCAAAGCAGTTAAATATAAATCTATTGTAGTTCCGTTAGTAATTGCTTCGGGATTTGCAGATGATGATGCAATACTTGTAAAATTTGTTCCATCATATTTAAGTAGTTCAACATAGAATTTAGGAGTACCACCTGAAGAAGATGCATTCATATACATTTCAAAAGTCCAGTTACCAGCAGGAATTTCAAGTCTATTTGGGTCTGCTACATCAGTTATAAATTGAGATATTAAACCATTCCCTGCTAGTGAAAAATCAGTACCTGCACCAATAATTGGAGTCTTATTCATTTCATAATAAACGCTTCCGCCTATTGTACCTTGATTAACACTACCATTTAAATAGTAAGCTACCGAACTACCACCGATTGCGCTTGATGGCAAAGTAGCTAATTGACCATCGCCTCTAATATATTGTGCTGCCGTTCCTGCTCCTGTTACTGTTAATGTTCCTGTGCTTGTTACAGGGCTATTAGTAACGTTAAATGCTGCCGGCATAGATAAGCCTACACTTGTAACTGCACTCTTTAAATAAGGACTTAGCATTGCTGCAGTATCGCTGATATTAAGTTTTAAATTTAATCTATTAGATAAAGAAGTAGTATCAACAGTAGGAATAGTCCAACTTCTGTTTGCACTTAAATCATAACCTACTCCATTAATTGTAATGGTAGTTGCCTTATCCGCTTTTAAATTAATTCTGCTTGATAGATTAACTGTGTCCTCAACTAATGCAATAGTACCAGCACGAACTGGTAAGTTATAAGAGAATGTAGTACCGCTAGTTGGGTAATTAAAATAAGCACCCTTTTGCCCACCGCTAAAATTTGTAAAAAAATAATATCCAGTATTATTACTGCTAATTGAAGTGTAACCCAATGTTGAACCACCACCAGCACCTACCTCATTTTTAATTTGCAAAGAAAAATCTGCGTTTAATAATGTGCCTGTTAAATTATAACTTCCTAATGCAACATTTTTATTTGCTCCTGAATAGGGTACATATCCTTCGCTTAATGTATCTGAATACTTAGGAATATTTAAGGTTGAACCAACTAAGGTTGCAGCACCGCTTTTAAAGTTAGTAGTAAGTATTATTGAATCTTGTTTTGCATCAATCCTTCTTGATAAACTTGCAGTATCTAATTTTCTTAAATAAGGCAAAAGCATCTGTGCCGTGTCACTATATTTTACCCTTAAATTTATTCTGTTTGACAAACTAGCAGTATCTAATTTTCTTAAATATACACTAAGCATTTGTGCCGTATCGCTTATATTTAATTTGCCGTTAATTCTATTTGAGATATTACTACTATCTAAGTTTGCTTTGATCCATTGATAACCGCTATATACATAAAGTCCGCTATCAGTTACATTATACCTAATTTGTCCGGCATCCCTTCCGCCACTTATATTTCTTAAAGCATTGATATTCAACGGAATAGTTAAAACACTATCAAATAGCATTCTTTTAACTGGTCCATAACCTGCCTGTGGCATAGCTTGATAAACCTGCGCTTTTAATCCAAAAGATAAAAGTATTAATGTAATTATAATAATGGCACGTTGCATCCAGTAAATTCGTTTTGGGTTGAAATATTAATTGTTAACTCTACTCCTGCTAAATAATCTTCGTACTTATCCGATATAGCATTAAAAGAAACATTGTCATCTATTGCGTAATTCTTTCTGCCTGTTCTAATTAAACTTAAAATATCAGAAGCAGTTTGTACTTGGTCGCTTATTACATCATCCTCAAACTCCGCTTCCTTACCGCTCTTATCTAAAAAGAAAAATTGAACATTATATATTTGTTCTCTGCCTATGTTTAAACTGCCTGAATTAACAGAAAAACAAGCTATCGGATAAACTGGTTGCTCATCTCTTAGTAACCACTCTTTCGGTGTTGCGTGTTTTACTGTCTTTATCATTGCGTGGCTTTGAAGCAGACTTGTTATTGTTGTTATTAACTGGTTGTAAGTCATAGAATAAAACTCTTTGAATTAATGCTTTTTTATAAGCCATAAATTATCTAATTGTGAATGAAAATAATTCTCCTGCTTGTGTTACATCTCCAGTAGGTAAGGTAACAATATTACCAACAATTTGCAAGTACATAGGATTTGCAGTAGGTAAGTTTGTTATACCTTTAACAAGTCCTGATCTCATTGCAATTAAAACTACTTTATTAACCAATCCACCAACTGAGAAACTACTATCTCCGGCAGCCGGTGTATGATAAATAGTTGTTGCACCTCCGCTTGTTGCATTATTAGAAAATACTCTTACTCCGTCTATAATATTACCTAAATAAATAGGACTTGTATATGCTTTTAATTCAGGGAATATTACATCCAATCCAGTAGCAGGGTTAAAGTATTCATTGAATAACAAATAGTTCTCTCTTAAATAATTAATTAATCTTTGCTTGTAAAATTCTGCAGTCTTTTTATATTCATTTCCTATCAACTCTAAATCTGCTCTACTTGGAGCATTGCTCTCCTCACTCGTCTTTTGTAATATCCCCTTACTGAAAAATTGATAACCCAATCCAAAGGGTAATAAACTCATAGTGTACCAAACCAAACAATCGGTTATAAAATTATCTAATAAAGACTTTTCTAAATTAGATAAATTACCTGCTTCAATTCCTGATTGCAAACGTAAATATAAAGTTGATCCTAAAGCAGGTTGCAAATAAAGATCTTGTGCTACTTTAATATGTGGCTTTAATTGTTTACCATCAATAGCATCACTTATTCCTGTTCTGCTCTTAATTAAATTCTCCGATATAAAAAGTATATTTGCGCTCATTTATTTTTTCTTTTGAATTATTACTGGTTTCCATTCGTGCCTACAATGTGTCTCAATAGTTCCATTGTTATTCCAAAATCCACCTACTCTATCAAATACCGAATAACCTAATACAACACTCATTTGCTGAATGTTAGCACTACTCCACAATCTTGTTTGTGCAAGTTCTACCATCTTCACGCAGAATGGTCTTGATGTTGAAATAATAGTATCTCCTTGTGCATCAGGTCTTTTAGCATAAGTATAAGCAACTGATAAAGTAATTGTTTTTGGCTTATCTAACTTTATATCCGTTTTCTTTCTTTCAATAATAACATCTTGACCTACCTTTACTTCTTTTGTTGAAATAACATTATTACTAACTAAGTTTTTTAATGATGCCTCTATAACCGCTTTATCTTGCTTTAAATACTCCGCAATAGTTTCGCTAGTGATTCGCTTGTCCTTACTAATTAGATTCAAAATATCGGCTTCTAATTGGCTTAAAACTACTTCCTCTGCAAACTGATTGAAACCTTTAGGAGATTTCTCGCTAATTACCTCATAATCATCTAGACTTTCGCTAAACTTTTCAAACATTTCTACCAACTCTTTCTCCTTATCAACTGCGCTAAATGTTTCAGTATCTAATCCTAAAAAAGTATTTACATCGCTATCCGTAAATGCAAATCCATTCTTTAACATTAATGCAGCTTGTTCCTTAGAAAGTTTACCATTAGTAAACTGTCTAACAATCCTCATAACGTTTTGGTATTGTCTGCCGGTAAGATTCTTTATAGAATCATTTGAAGCAGCAATAGGTTGTTCAGTTGGATTTGTTACATTTATACTTGGATTTGTAACAACTTCAGATGCTAAACCTAACTTCTCTCTTATCTCCTCTCTTGTCATATTAGCAGCCATTACACCTTCGCTAAATTCAAAACTTAATGGTTCAACTGGTATTAATTCATAATCTCCCTTTATACCTACATATTCAAATAACTGATTAAATACCTCTTCTATCGCTTGTTGTCTTTCGTTAACATACGTATTAGCAAATATTTTATACGCATCTCTAATCTCTGTTGATCCACCTAACTGCCCTTCTGTCTTAATACCAAATAGTGATGGCGAAGTAACCTGATGACAAGCAAATATTTCTTGTTGAATTAAATTATTAACGTTTGTAAAATCTTCTTTAGTTAACATTGTAGAAGATAAAGGCAAAATCTCTGCACTATTATCTTTTGACTTGTTAAACATTATAACAACTCTATCGCCTTCGCTTCCTGTAAACTTCTTTTTAATTCCTCTTTCTACTGCTTCTTTCGCCTCTTCTGCCGGTTCGCCACCATTTAAATTAATTAAAGTTGTAGCAACAAAACCATCTTTTGCATTACCTAAAATATGTCTGCTTACCTGTACATCACTTTCAATGTAATTTAAACCTTGAAAATAATTCGGTAAAGGGTAAATATCAGATTTAGGATTGTATTGTTTTACAAATAGAATCTGACTTGCTACAGGGTCTTGAATATTAAAAGCAGGATATAATCTAGGTTTTTCTTTGTTATCTTGCCAATCGTTCTTTACTTGAAATTCGTTTTGTTCTTTATTAGTTCTTACTTTATGATATTCTAAATGATAAAGATCTTTAATTTGACCGAGTAAGTTATATATAACTTGTAGATAATAACCTCCAAAAAGTTCATCATCTAAAATACATTTTTTAGTAATTTGATTCCAAGTTTCTCCTTTAGTATTAGCCTTTTGCTCTACTCCATCCCATCCCTGACCGAATATGTAATTAGTCTTGCTCTTAATAATTGCTCCGTGCTTAGGACTTTCGTTAAATAATCCTATTAAGTATTCAGGGTAATTATTATGATGCCCAAACTCAACATAACCCTTTGCCCTCTTCTCTTCAAATTTAGGTTGCTCCGCTTGTGCGAATTTTATTGTGATAATATTTTTATAATCCATAAGTAACGAAATTATTATTTTGTTCTTCGTATTCAGTTGGTTCAAATGGTGTAGCAGGATTTAAATACATAAAACCTTCCTCTACAATCAATCCGGCAACTGTCAAATCTCCTGAAGATACTTTTTGGTATATTGTATAACTCCAAAAGCCTTCCTCTTTTAAATTAAAAAAGTTATTAACTGTAAATGCAAAACTATCGTATCTACCAGTTATACTTTGATTTGTAGCCATTAACTTAACCACATCGCCTGTAACTCTGTGGATAAATACAAATAAAAAGAAAGGGTTACTAATAGTAGCCTTTTCAGTACCTGTGAAATAAATAGTTTGGGTAAGTCCTTTTGTTAAATTAATCATAGAAAAAAACCCCGACTTTCATCGGTCGGGGCATAAATTAAAAATTAAAAAACTCTATCCTGCAGTAGTCAAAGCTATTCCAACTGCGTTGGTTACTTCAAAGAAATCTTCTCTTTCTGAACCTTCAAATTTCAATACATAACCATTTGCATCTGCTGCTGCTGCACCACTTGTTCCTGTACTTGCTGCTAAGTATAGACCTGCGCCTTTACCGTACATTCTGTAAGTACCATCTTTATCAAGGGTAACCGCTACAACTTTATTTTTAGCTAAGGTAGTGATGATGTTTCTTGTGGTTGCATCTCTTTTATTAATAGGGAAATCTAAAGTTTGCTCAAAAAACAAAGTACCGTTTTCAATAGAACCTGTTGGATTGCTTGCAGCAACCGCACTAGATTTAGTAGGTATTTCAAATTTGTAAAATTTCTTTCCAGCTACTTTGGTAATTCCTGTAACGATACCACTAGCGTCGTTTATTGTTACGTTTCCATATTCTGCGAAAAAAACTGCATCTATACCACCAATGGTCTCTCTACAGTCTATTGTATATCCGCTAACTATTGCACAAGGCATATTTATAAGTATTAAATAGAGAGATGGGGTTACCACCTCTCTATGTTAGAAAATTAGATTCCTGCTACGAATTTAACACACTCGTTTGTAAACGCTACGTTCACTCCGATTTTAAATTCTACGCGATATCTTACATCATTGTTATCTTCAGAATACCACATTTTATATGAGTTTTCCTCATCTAAAAGGTCAACTGCCATTGCTATATTTGAAAGACTGATTGCATAAGCATCACCAGTTCCGTTCAAACCATTTACACTTACTACTTCAACGTTAGTTGCAGGTAGGATAAATGAAGATGCTTGAGAATCTTGTGGATTGTAAGAGAACATATTTTTCTCTCTGTAAGCAAGGATTAATAAACGATACCAATCATTACCAACGAAGATTTTAACATCTCCTTTGCTCAATACAGCAACAGGGATAGCTTTGTAGATAGCTTCAGTACAAGCGATAACGTTTGAAGCGTTAACAGTTGCAATAGCTGAACCACTGATTCCTGTGTAACCTGAAACGTTTGCATCTACTGGAGAACCTGCAGCGATTAATTTCTGTAAACCATCAAATTTGTTAGTGTTTGCAGTTGCACCAGTTGCATCTCCCTGCCATATTGCAGTCTCTAATTGAGCAGCAATTCTTGCGTTCTTCTTATCCAAGAATGCTTTTTGGAAATCTGCATTACCAAAGTCCTCATAAGTAGAACCGGCTTTCAACGCCTCTTGTGTGAAGTACGCCTCCAAATCTTTTGGACAAATCTTCTCTTCTACTTTGATTTTACCAACTGTGATAGAACGCTGAGAGAAAGTAGTTGTACCACTTGCATCGAAAGAACAAGATTGAGCAGCAAATACTGCATCTGTTTCCATCAAAGGAATAGCTACTGAACTTTTTACGTTCGGAATAACGATACCGCTTGAAAGGATTAATTGTTGTGTCTTTGCGTCAAATACTGCACTTGTCAAAAGTGGTTTAACAAGTTGTTTAGTGTATGCGGATAATCCGCTAAAAGCTAATGCCATTTTTTTATAATTGTTTAGTTAAATAAAATATTTAGTGATTTCTTTTCTTCTACTTCCTTAAAAGCATTTGAGGTTCTTACTGAATTATCAGGTGCTTGTGAAGGTGCTTCAACAAGTAAAGTTGATAATTTTAAAAGTTCATCAATTACTTTGTTTGCTTTTTTCATTTTAACTTCGTAGTCAGCAAAACGTTGTTCGTATGCAGAAAACTTAATTTCATAATTAGCAAATTTCTCGCTTGTCAATGTTTCAAAAGCAGCAAACTTTGAACTCATATCTTCAACGATAGGTTCAATCATTTCTTCTTCAGGCTTAATAAGTTCGATTGCAGTGATAACTCCGTTATCTCCAATGGTCATTTTAGAACCATCTACTAATTCAGCTTCTCCTGGTAATGCTGCATTACCATCTATCATAACAACTCCGCCAACCTCTAATTTGTCAATCATAACTTTACCACCATCTTTTAATTCATATTCGGTGGCTTCAATCATTTTGTCAACTTCAGGTGCAGCAGCTAATTCGTTAAAATATTGCTTTACTTTTTGTAAAATTTCTTTTGCTTCCATATTACTATTATATTGATTTTTAAAAACTGTTTAAAATTTCTCTTAATTCTGCTAATTGTTTTTCATCTTCACTCATTGGCTTGTCATAATCAAACATTCCCTCAACACTAAATCCTTTTACTTGACCTTCTTTAACCATCTCCCATACTTTAGGATTCTCTACATAAAAACTACCAAACCAAGTTCCATCCGGCAAGTCTTTAAATGCTTCCATTGGTTTAATACCTCGCTTAGAATCGCTGATAAAACTTTCAAACATTGTAAGTCCATCAACCTTCATATCAACTTCGTGCATTAGGTTTACGTTCTTTTGATATCCCTTCTTGCTAAACTTAATTGCTATCTGTTTAATTGTCTCAACTGAAAATTTAACATAGTGTTCTCCAAACTGCTCTGAGTTTCTATAAATTAATTGTTGAGGAATCATTAACGGACCAGTAATAATATGTTCGCTTTCTGATTGAATAGCAAAAGCTAGTTCTGTTTTATCTATTTGTTTTAATTTTCTAGCTGCCCATTCAACTCCGGCATCTCCACCCCAAGCTAACCACATTAATCTACCACATCCATCGCCTAGTTCTTTATTAGAATTTTCTC